CAAGAGGCGGTAGAAAATTAGCAAGCGGTATTGTTAGTGTTCCAGGACCAAAGGGAGCAGGAGATATAGTTCCAGCAATGCTATCTCCAGGAGAAGCAGTTATTCCAGCAGAATATGCAAAAAAATATGCACCATTAATTCAAGGTATGGTTGCTGGAAACATTCCTGGATATATGGCTGGAAAAGATATTGCATTTTCTCATGCTGCAATGCCTTTTGCTCCAGGTTCCGCACAATTTCAACAAGGAATAAAGATTGCTGGTTTAGAAAGTTTAGCAGCACAATTCCCACAATTTATTAAAGTTGTTTCAAATCTAGTAGCAGAACTACCTCAATCTTTAAACGTAGCAATGAAAAAAGGCGCTGGCGTTGGAGAATTTTCTAGAGAATATAGCGCAAGAAGTGGAAAATTTACAACTGCTGCCAAATTGGGTGGATTAGATATTTCTAGTCCAGAAGCAACAATGGCGTTACAAAAATTAGAAAATGAAATTGGCGAAACAACCATTGCTCTTGCAAAACAACAGGCTGCTGGAGGACAAGTAGTAGTTTCAGATGAACTTTTTGCCAAAGCAACCAAATCCGTTATTGATAAATATAAAACAGTTGAAGGATCAGCAGGTCGTGCAGCGCAGGCTTTAGATAATGCATCAAAACAAATTGGTCAGGTAAGAGTAAGTGCTAAAAAAGAAGACATAGTTTCTGGATTAAAAAGCGGACAATTTAGAAAAACAAGAACTGGAAACCAAACACAAAACCAAATAATGTTTGGTAATACAAATGTTGGAAGAGAAAGTGTTTCTAGTCCAGGACAATTTCAATCTGGTAACCCTATAAGTCCAAGAGGAACATACAAAGGAAAGTTAAAAAGATCAATTTCAGTTAATCCAAGTAATGTTATTAATGGAGTTGATTTTGATAAATTAAGAGCACAAGTAGCAGGCACTGGTGGCGGGGCAAACATGGTTGCTGGAGTAAGAGCAAGACAGCAGGCACAATATAATAAAGAAGATGCTGCTGTTTTAGAGGCAATGGGAATAAAAAGTGCAAGATCTGCAATTACTGCTACAGAAAGAGAAGCACAAACAGCATCTCCATCTAGAAAAACAAGAAGAATTGGACAAGACATTGCTCGTGGCCTTGAAGTTGGAATGGCTGATAGACAAGATGATGTAGCAAGAGCAGGAAGTAATTTATCTAACGCTGCAGTTGGCGGTACACAAAGGGGAACAAGAAGAGCAACAAGACCTCAAGGAGCACCAACAGTTGGCCAAGTTGCAGCGAGTGCACCAATGAGTCCACAAGTTAATGCTAAAGTAAAAGAACAAGCAAGAAATATAAAGTTATCTAGTGACAGACTTGCTGGTCTTAATAGCAAAATTATGGGTGGAACATTTGCTCTTACATCCCTTGCTGGCGTTGCTTCTATGGCTGGGGGTAACTTAGGAAAACTTTCAGGAATTGTATTTCAACTTAGCGGAGTAATGTTTGCACTGTCTACTGTTTTACAGATATTGCCTGGTAGATTTAAAACATTTTTGTTAAGTATAAAACCAGGACCTCTACTATTATTTACCGCTGCACTTGCAGCAGGAGTTGGAATTGTAAAATTAATAAATAATGCAAGAGAAAAAGAACGAATGGCTATTGAGGGTGTCGGCAAGGCTGCTAATTTAACGTCAAATCAAATAGAAAAACTTGGTAAGGTTCTTGGTTTTACACCAGTAAAAAGTAATTTAGAGTTATCAAAGCCAGCAGTTTCTGGATTAACAATTGAAAAAAGTAAACAAGTAGAAGAAACAAGGAAACTATTAGCAGAAGATAAAGATTTTAAAGATCAAATTACTGGATTAAAAAATGCAACAAATGAACAAGCAGACATAATTTTTAAATCTTTAGCATTGAGACTTACTGGTCAAGGAGCAACAAAAGAACAAATCACTAACTATATTTATGCTCTTCAACAAGAAGCAGGCAAAACAAGTGTAAAGTTTGATTTAAAATCAATTGATCTTTCTACAAAAGAAGGACAGGCTGGCTTACAAAATTCTGTTAATACATTACTTAAAGATTATAAGACTGCATTTGATAAAGGATACAAGACTACAAAGGTTCAATCAAGAACTACTGGACAAATTATTGAAATTGGAACTGCATCTGATGAATTAAAAACAAAATTATCAACAACTGCAAACGTTATTTCAAATACTTTTATGTCATTAGATACTCAGTTGCGTAGTGGAAAAATTAATGCTGATCAATTTAATCAATCTTTTGATAATATTTCTACTAGCATTAATGAAATGCCAAAAGCAGAAGGACTATTTTTAATGGGAGAATTATTAAAAACCCTGCCTTCAGAACTTGTCAAATCAGCAAGTGGTTTAAAAGAAACTGCCAATCAACTTTTAATTATAAAATCAGCGGCATTGGGAGTTGCAGTTTCTACAGAAATGATTCAAGCACTACTTATAGCAGAAACTGATAAAAGTGCAGATTCTCAAATTAGAGCATCAACAATTAAAGCAGAATTAGAAAGAAAAATGAAAGTTGCTCAAAAAGTTATAGCAGGTTTAGTCACAAAAGACTATGTAGACGTTGGTGAAAATACTAAAAGTGCCTCAGAACAAGCAGATAGTAGACTTTCAGTTATTAGTAATTTCTTTAATGCTCAAGAAGCATTAATTAAACAAAATAGAAAATCTCAAGCAGATCTATATCAGGCTCAAATTGATACCGCACAGGGAGCCGTTGATGCAGCACAAAAAAGAATTGATGCAGAGCAATCAGTAATTGATGTTAATCAAAGACAAGTTGATTTGTTAAGTCGTAGAATTGAACTTGAATATGATAGGCCAATTCAAAAACTACAAGACGAATCAACAATTTTAGGAAATAACCTTGAAATTATTCGTAAACAAGAAGATGCAATTAATAGTCAATATGACAAACAGGTTCAAGCACTTGAAAAAATATCATCGATTAATCAAGAAATTGCAGGTCAAGAAAAATCAAGACTAACAATTGCTGATGCGCTAACATCTGGAGACATTGCAGCCGCAGCAGCGGCAGTCCAAGATGCTAGAGCGCAGGCTGCAGCATCTCGAATAGAGCAACAAACAAAAGGACTTGAAGCATCTCGTCAACAAGCACTTGCAGGAGTTTCTGCTGGTGGAATGACAAAAGACCAGATTGAGGCTCGTACTTATCAAATTAGTCAACAAACATTTTTACTTGAACAACAGAAAAAAACCTTACAAGGTGAAATTACCGTGCTTCAAGATAAAAACTATACACTTGAAGAAAGTATTTATTTAATTAAACAAAAATCTTTAATTCCTGCTCAACAACTTATAGATGAGTCCAAGTTAACTTTAGAGGAATACAATAAGCAAACTGACTCTATAGTTAGTGGAATTACATATCTTGGAAAAACACAAACCGAATGGGATGCAGTTAAGGTTAGAGTAGATGCAGCAAACAGCGCTGTTGATTTAACTGAATTAGGATTAAAAAAAGCAAGCACTTTAACTTCACAAATTTTTAAAGATTGGGATGCAATTAAATCTAAAGTAATTACAATTACTACAAACTATGTTACTGGTTCAAACGCAGGACTTACTAATCCTACAACCCAAACAAGCGCTTTTAGGGCTAAAATGTATGGCGGAAAAATTAAAAGCATGAACATGGGTGGAATGGTTCCTAGATATCTTGCAATGGGTGGCGGAATTGGTTCTGATACCGTTCCCGCAATGCTTACTCCTGGAGAGTTTGTAATGAATAAAAGAGCAACAAAATCATTTGGACCACTACTTTCTATGTTAAATGAATCAAAATATCCATCAATGATAGGATCATCATATGATGGTAAAGGTGGCGGAAGTGGTGGAATCGTAACATCAGTTAGCGATAACTCTAGCAACGTGTATAATTATAATGTTGGAATAAATGTTCCACAGTCAAATGCTAATCCAAACGATATTGCAAGAGCAGTAATAGGGCAGATTAAGTATATTGATAACCAAAGAATTAGGGGACAAAGATAATGGCTACCGCTGCATATTTGACGGGTAGAAAAAGGTATCAAAGACCACAAGCCTTATTATGGTCTGAGAACCCAGGAACTCTCATAAGTGGAGTATATGTACCAACAGGCTTTGAAATAGGCGCTACCATACCAGCAAACACCGATGAGAGCCTTATAGACCAGTTCATGATTCTTTCTGACCACAATCGTGGAGAGTTACAATTTAACCCTATTAGAATTGAGCAACGCCAAAGAACAATTAATGGTCGTATGCGTTCTTATCATATTGCAGACAAACTAAATATGTCAGTATCTTGGAATAACTTACCATCAAGATCATATTATAAAGACCCTGCATTTAACTCTTCTGGAGTAACTGCATATAAAAATACAAGCGGAGAGTTTACAGCAGATGGTGGAGCAGGTGGCGGAGATTTACTTGAGTGGTATGAGACTCATCAGGGACCATTCTGGATGTATCTAGCATATGACAAATACGCAAACTTTACAGTTGATGGAGAAATTGTAGATGCTTCATACGGACATCTTGAACAATATAATCAAATAATGCAAGTATATATTTCAGACTTTAATTACTCAGTTGTAAAACGTGGTGGATCTAATCATGATCTTTGGAATATATCGGTAACACTGGAAGAGGTCTAGAGTGTTTGAAGGACAAGAATTAAAAACACACCTAGAAACATCAGCAACTGTTAAATTACAGTCATTGGTTTTGGCTGAGTGGAATATGAACATGCCAGATAATATTTTTAAATTGGGCAATTATAGATACCGTCCAACAGATAATACATCTCAATATTTTACTATTCCAAATGATTTTGATTCACTAGATGCTGGAAATTATTACACTGGTGCAACGGATGCAGATGTTGTTGTAGATGGAGGGTTTGAAGATGATGATACTCCACAAAGTTTTACACTAACAAAAGATAAATTAAAGTTAATTTATTCTTTAGAAGATTGTTTAAATCCATTTAGACCAAGGTCTGGAATCAACAAGGCAGCCAACTTTAGTAATAGATTTTTTGCAAACTCTGGAGCGTCTATGGCTCAAAGACCTAGATATTATATGCCATCTAGATATGATCAATTTAAATACTGGACATCCTACAGAACAGAAAACAATGTTGAACGTGGTATTGCAAGCATTGTTTCTAACGGTCTATCTTTTATTGACGATGCTGCTCCTTTCGTAGTTTATAAAAATAAAGTTCCAGCAAATAGGCTTGTAGTAAAAATGCAAACCAACGTAGGCGATATAGATCTTGGACCTTTTACAACACCAACAACCTCTATAGCAGATCCATTATATGGAGATACCAACAGAACAACTCCTTCTAGATGGAAAATACAATATCTTAAAGACAATCAATGGGTTAATGCATATGAATTTAGAGAGAACGATACCCTTGAATCGGGAGATCCTATTATTGGTTCAGATGGATATGTTGAATTAGAATATGGATTATTTATTCCAGATATCTACCGCTCAACTTTTGTATTTGCAGACACACTTTCTTCAAGTTCTCTGCTTCCAGAAAGTAACGTAGAAGGATATGCTTACCTAGTTATAGAAAACGCAGGGGACAGAGGAACAATACATATTTGGACCAATGGAGAATATGCAACATTTACACCAGAGTATAGATGGCAACTAGGATCTGAAACAATAGGAATTAACACAAATTTTATTACTGACCTAACATCTCCAGCATCTTTTGATAATGATGAAGGAAGCGGAACAATCTATCGTGACTTTGTTTATATTAATGGAATTAGAGTTGTTGTAGAGGTTATGAATAAGTTTGACTCTACCTTTGATTTAATAGAAATGTCTCCAAGACTTGTAGTTGATATTTCTGATAAAGTAATTGATTTTAAAATTACAAAGACTCTTTCTGATATTGGAGTTACATCTTTACCAGTAGGACAACTGCTTGCTTCTAATGGACAGATGTCTATATTTGATGATGATCAAGCCTTTAACGATCAAAACGAGGATAGTATTATTGCAGATTACGTTAGAAAAAATATTAAATTTACCTTTTATGAAATTGTTCTTGATGTTGAAGGGTTTGATTATTATGTTCCAATTAAAACATTGTATTCAGAAGGTTTTCCACAAGCAGACGTAACTGCTGGAACTCTTTCATTGGAACTCAGAGACTTTTTCTTTTTCCTAGAATCTATGCCAGCCCCAAGACTATTAACAACTGAAGCATCTTTAAGTTATGCAATTTCTACCTTGCTTGATTATATTGGTTTTAGCAATTATGTTTTTAGAAGAGTTGATGGAGAATCTGAAACAGTTATACCATTTTTCTTTATTGCTCCAGATCAAAACGTTGCACAAGTATTAAATCAATTAGCACTTGCTACACAGACAGCAATGTTTTTTGACGAATATAACAATTTTGTTGTAATGAGCAAAGATTATTTAATGCCAACGGAAAGTCAAAGAGAAACAACTTTTGTAATGTCTGGATCGACAAACCAAACAGATAGCGGAGTTATTGAAAATGCAACATCTGGAAATTTACCAAACATTCTTTCTATAGCATCGCAAGACAATAAAATATATAACGATGGAAAAATTAACTACACAACAAGATACATTCAAAGATCCTATGGCTCAATTAAACAATCTAGCATGATTGATAAAGATAAGACTTGGATATATAAGCCATCTTTGCTTTGGGAAGTGTCTGGAACAGAAAGCACAAAAACCATAAATGAGGTTGCCTCTAAGCAAAGTAATTATGTATTAGGCGCTATGCCTTTAAACTCTGATCTTACAGCATCGCCACCAATAGTTGTTAATCATTTAATGACAAACAATCTTCTTGATCTTGGAGAAAATATTTACTGGCTTACAAGGTATCAAGGATACTTTTACTCTAACGGAGAAATAGTAAAGTATGATGCAGTAGAGTTCAATATAACTGGAACTGGTAATGTTTTTATTAGTAGTAATCAGGAGTATCAAAGTTATTTTTCATCCCTGCCGTTTAATGGAAAAATATATCCAACTGGAATAGTTCGAATTTATTCAACACCATATTATGAAACAGTTGATGGTATTACAAGATTACAAAATGGAGCGGTAGTAGACCATGGTCGTGCACAATTTGGAACAACTATAACATCTCATACAGCAGGTATTGACACATACTGGTCAAATCCTGAGCATGTGCGTGGAGTAGATATGCAGACACAATATTTGTTTACAACTCAACTAGATGAAGATATAACCTATCCTGCAACAACAACTGGTGCAGCAGGCGTAAATAATGATTTAGCAAAACAAACCACTCGTGATGGTATTATAAAAAACTTTATGTCAACAAATTATTTAACAGAAACTTCAGTAAATAATGTTAAGTCAACGCAGTCTGGCACCATTCAGTCATCCGCCCTTGTTATGAACGGTCCGTCTTTTAAAACTACAGAAAATCCACTAGGCTTTGTTTCGTATGTTTATAAAAATTTAAATAGCGCATATAAACATTTTGGCACCAGACTAAGAATTGTTGGTAAAATAGAAAACAATACAAGTAGAACTCAAACACCAATTGGCAGCGTAACTTACTATCAAGCCTCTGGAATTCAACCAGATCAAACAGTAAGCATTGGTGGTGGCTCTGGAGGCCTTGCCGTACTGCTTAATCCAGAAACAAATAATGGATATTATTTTGAAATAGTTGCATTAACTGAAGATAATATTAACTCATATTTAAAAATTGACACAAAGGGTAATGCAGAAAAATCAATTAACAATATATTGTTTTATAAAATTAAAAAAGAATCAGCAAATACAAATGCTATTCCAATTAAACTTTGGGGCGGTCTTTCAAAAATTATTGTTGACGATGGAAGATTTACTGGACAGTATAGAATATCTGGAGAAGAAAATCCAACAGTATATGACTTGTCTGTAGAATATCAGGACATTGGTAAAGTAAGAAGATTTTACTTATATATTAATAACAAGTTAATTAAGGTAGTTGACGATACAGATCCTCTTCCAATTTACAATAACATGGCGTTATTTACTCGTGGCTCTTCTAGAGTTATGTTTGAAAATGTTTATGCTTTGTCAGAAAACTATTCTCAAAACACAGTTTTTACAGTAGGAGAAACTCTTGCTTCAGCATTATCAAATGGCAAAATCAATGTTAATGAATCTTTTAGAAAATATGCAATGAGTGGAATAATTCAGGGAACTCACCTTTCTGGAATTAGTTCACAGGAACCACCACAGTATAATTTGTATTTTGAAGAATTTGGTTCTATTATGCGTGAATGTGCTTATTTTGATGTTAAGTATGATCGTGCATACCCTGCTCTTTATGCTCAACTTTCTCCAACTTTTAATAGAATCAAAGGGTATACAACATCTGGATTCTTAGCAGACTCTTACGGAGCAGAATTTTTAATATTTAATGCTACAGATACTGCATTAAGTTTAGACGAAACAACAGGAAATTATTTAAGAATTCAAGGAGTAACATTTACACAAGATACAACTCATGAGTTAACTGTTGATGAGTACTTTAAAAAACGTGGAAACCTCTCTGATCCAGAATTTCAGGGTAGTTCATTAATATTTTCACCACTTGTAGAAAAAGCAAAGTATGACGAAATTAGACAAAGCAGAATGATCTATGGAAAAAATGAATTTTCTATTGATAGCATATACATTCAAACAGATGATGACGCTCAGGCTTTAATGGGTTGGATTATTAATAGAGTTATGCATCCTAGAAAATCAATAGGCATAAATTTATTTTCAATTCCAACATTACAACTTGGAGATATTGTAACTGTTAATTACAAAGATTCTTCTGGACTAGATCTTGTAACATCAGACTCTAGTAGGTTTGTAGTATATAATATAGATTATTCTAGAAACAATGGCGGACCAAGCATGACTGCCTATTTAAGCGAGGTGTAAAATGTCAAAATCTAAAATGTCAAAAGAAGAAAAAGCAGTTAGAGAAGCCTTAGCAGCAGTTCAAGCAGATACTGGAGTGCAAAAGGCTCAACAAATTTTAGGAGTTGACACAACAAGTAAATCTTATCAAAACTTTCAGTCAGCAGGTGCTGCATTAGAAGCAATTAGTGCAAAGCCAGGATCAACAACAAAACAAATTCAAAGTGCTTTAAATGCTTATGAAAATGCATATCAAACACAGATAGAATCACAAAAAACTCCACTAACTACAGCACTTCCAGTTTCTGGTGATAGTTCCAGTGGCGGGAGCCCCAGTGGGGGTAGCACCAGTGGTGGAACAATAGTAGCAGCAGTACCAGCAACACCAACAACAATAGCCGCAGCAATTATAGCCCCACCTCCACCTCCAGTTAAAACAGCACCAATAGACACAGTTTTATTTGATGATGAAGGCATAGACATTGAAGTAATTAAAGACTTAATATTTGAAGATATTGGTGGACATGAACTAATAAATATAGCACGCAATGACATTGTTAATGGACAACAGGTTTCTTATCAACCTATTAAAAATCTTTCATCAATTCAACAACAATATAATCCAAATAATATTCTTAGTCTTCAGTCTACTTCAGACAAATACTTTGCAAATTTTTCTATTAAACTTGAAAACAAAATTCCAGATCCAGGAACTGGGCCAAGTGGGGCGTATGTTTATTTAGATAATGATACAGGAAATCTGATTATTGAGGCTATTAATCTTGAGACTGATGAGCAAATTCAAGTAGAAATAACCACAAGTGGTACAATATATGAAGCGGAATTTGGAGAAGTAACCTCTTGATAACTAATACTGGTAAGACTATTATTGGAAAATACATGCTTGGTCAAGCCCCTGCCTACGCATCTTTTTTGGCTGTTGGTTGTGGTCCCACCCCGCTAGAAACTGGCGACGTAGCAGATAATTTTGCAACAAAAGAAAACCTTGATTTTGAAATGTTTCGTGTTCCAATATCATCTAGAGGGTTTGTAAATGAAGGCGGTATAAATAAAATTGTCTTAACCGCAGAATTACCAACAGAAGAAAGATATGAAATATCAGAAGTAGGTCTATATTCTGCAGGAGCAAATCCTTCTGCTGGAGCATATGACAGTAAAACAGTATTTGCTTTTACTACTGGAGAAAATTGGCAGTATCAAACAGGGGCATCAGCAACCGCTATTGATGTTGTTACTTCTCCCCTAGATGATCCATTAGATGACAATGTTATTGCTGTTGCAGATACCGTCTTTCAAACAAATGCAGATAACTCTATATTCTTTAAAACATCTCGTGCAAACAGATATGAAAGATCTAGGTTTTTAAATAACATAATTTTAATTAGGGGAGATGAAGCGGACCTAACAATTAGCGAAGAGAGTGGTCCAACAGAAGATCATTTTGTAATTGAATCAGGATCAAACCACATTCGTTTAACTGGAGCGAACGTAGATTTTTCAAGAAACTCTCCAATAGATGAACTTAGACTAGCATTCTCAATAGTAAGTAAAACTGGCAACTCCTCTGCAATTCCAGAAACAGTTAGAATATTAGTTAATTTTTCTTCAACCGATGGTAGTCAATTTGCAAGGTTTGAAGCGGAAGTAAACCATGGTAGTTCTGGAAATTTAAACGATGCAATTGCAGACTTTGAAACAAATAGATATTTTGTAGTTTCAAAACAACTACAAGATCTTTACACCACTTCAGGATTTACTTGGGATTTAGTTACCGTAGTTAGAATTTATGCATGTATTATAGATTCTGGAGTACCTTCAGATGATTATTATATTGCTTTAGACGCTATGAGGCTAGAAAATATTGCAACAACAAACCCACTTTACGGACTAACGGGGTATTCAATTATTAAAAATGATAATGCTGAAACAATAGTTAAGTCACCTAATACTAGTAATTATGTTGAATTTAGATTTTCAATAGGTGTAACATAATGACTATTAAAAAAGCAATTATTCCAAAAAATGACTTGCCTCCAGTAGACTTCGACACTTCTGCATATGTTGTAAGATATAGAATTATCTCTGAAGATAAAAACAGAACGTCTCAATGGTCTCCAACATTTGTTACAAATGCTGTGCCAGTTGAATCTGTTAATGGTGCTCTTTCTATTACAGAAACAATCATTACTGCCGTATGGGGGGATGAGTTAAATAGACCAGCATACGACGTATTTGTAAAATTTGATTCAGGATCTTTTGCATATCATGGAACAACTGCGACGCACTCTTATCCATTTTTAAATACAGGAACTACATCAGTTCGTGTAAAGGTTCAAATAGCATCATCTACAAAAGAAGTAAACGCATCACTACTTATCTTTGACTCTGGCTCAGAGTCTTTGGTATAATTAAATAGGAGGAATAAATGGCTAAAGTACCACTACCAGAACGAGGACAACCCCTGGATGTCCCATATCTTTATAAATTAGTTGACACAGTAAATCAACTATCGACTGAGGTATCTTCAGCAACATTTAACTATGCAACAATTGATACACGGACTGCTGGAAAACAAAGTGCAAAAACCTCAGAAACAAGAATTGTTGGAGGGTATGTTCCAGTAGTTGCAACCCTATCTACAGTGTCAGCATCAACAGAAAAAACATTTTTCTTAGAGTTTACTGATTTTAAATTTGCACCAATAGTAACAGCAACTTTAGAAAATACTGGTGGCACTCCTGCTGGAAAGAATGTAAATGTTATTTTAACATCAGTAACAACTTCAAGAGTAGACGGCTTTGTTAGATTCGGCGAATCTGGAAATTTAGCAATAGCGGTTAACTTAATAGTTGTTGGCATTCCTAATTAAAATTAAGGGTGGGCATGATTTTTTGTAAAAAATGTAAAGGTCGCATGTTTGTTGACAGACAGTACAGCAGCATAGATCACTTAGAAACATTTTGCATATCATGTGGTTATCGTGTATTTTTTCATCCTCCGTCAGAAAGTGGGCAAGGTAGATGGATACTGCAAAAGGAAAAATCCAGAGCCAACAATACAATAACGACCCTATAATTAAGGGCAGTAAAAAACTTTGGTTTTTAAACAAAGATCTTGTACGTTTATACCACAGTTCTCGTTCTACTGGAATGGTTACGTTTTATAATATTACTAAAGATAGACTTGAAACTTGTCTTCGCACAGACTTTAGACGGAATAGACAAAGAGTTTATACTGTTTCTCAGACTGCTAAATTAATTAATCGTCATAGAAAATATATGCCAACATTAATTAAAAATGGAATTATACCACCACCAATAGGAGCAAAGTTAAATGGAGAAAGAGGTTGGCAAATAAGGTCTTATTACTCAGAAGATCACATAAGAGAAATCCGTGCTATACTGGGATCTAGACATATTGGGCAACCAAGAAGAGACGGATTAATAACAAATAATAGTATTCCCACAAGCCAAGAGTTGACACGACGAATGGGTGACGGTATACTTACATATACGAAGACTGAAGATGGAAGGTATATTCCTGTTTGGTCTGAGAACATTTAAATTCAAGAATGGGTGGGGTAATGGAAAACGAAAATACAAAAGTATCAGTAACACTTGGATATACTCTTAATTTAGGCAATTTTCAATCATTAAGACTTGATCTTGGAGTTGTTGATTCTAAGCGTGATGGTGAAAATACAGAACAGGCTTTTGATAGAGTCTATAAGTTTGTTGAAGATAAACTAACAGAAAAGATTCAAGAAGCACAATCAGAGGCTGATAACACTAACTAATGGCTGAACGCAAAGACCGTATGGCTTTGCTTAGTAGGTATAGTAAATTGCATACAGCAAGATACGAGCATAAGCCATCTTTAAATTTAAATGTAGAGCAGTGGGCAGCCGACTCTCTTATAGAGTCTTATGGTGTTGTTGGTTGCTATGACCTAATTGAGTATTATTTTAGTATTGCACAAGAACCAAGTTGGAATTATTTTGCTTATAACGCAGAAAAAATTCTTAATGGTAAACTAGATGTAGAGCAAGATATTAAAGAAAGAACAGAGCGCAGGAAATTAGCAAGAAGGTGGCTGAGTGAATAATACAGAAGCAAAAGTTATTTCAGCATTATTACAAGATAAACAGATGCACGTATTGTTGCAGGCTAATGTAGAAAACCTTCTTAGAACTCATAACGATGTATGGAATTTTATTCGTTTATATTTTGATAATAATGGATCTATTCCACCAACCTCTTTAGTTGTAGAAAAGTTTAGAGACTTTCAACCAGTAGATGGTATTGGCGCTACTAAACATCATCTTGAAGAGTTACAGACAGAGTATTTGAATGATAGCCTTAAGGACATCCTAAGATCTGCAGCAGGTGAAGTGCAGGTTGGCAATGGCACAGAGGCACTAAATGGACTGATTACAAAAACATCTGAGTTAAAGAAAAACACTTCTGCTATACGTGATATTGATGCTACAGATCTTGATTCTGCTGTCGCATATTTTGAAAAGATTCAGGAACAAAAACTAACTGGTCAAATTGGAATTAAAACAGGTTTACCAGGATTTGATAATTATCTTCCTTCTGGAATTATGCCAGGACAACTTGGTGTATTTTTAGCCTATCCAGGAATTGGTAAATCTTGGCTTGCTCTTTATTTTGCAGTTCAGGCATGGAAGCAGGGCAAGTCTCCATTAGTCATATCCCTTGAAATGTCTGAGACAGAAGTTCGTAATCGTGTATTTGCAATTATGGGTGAAGGTCTTTGGTCTCATCGTAAACTAAGTAATGGTGAAGTAGAACTTGATATGCTAAAAAGTTGGCATGCTAACAAAATAGCAGGCAAGCCAGAGTTTCATATTATCTCAAACGATAATGGTGGAGAGGTAAACCCATCTGTAGTTCGTGGAAAGATTGATCAATACAAACCAGACTTTGTTATTGTTGACTACTTGCAACTTATGTCTCCAAACCAAAAGTCTGAAAATGAGACGGTACGTATGAAGAACCTTTCAAGAGAACTTAAACTTATGGCTATTAGTGAAGAAGTTCCTATTATCGCTATCTCATCTGCTACCCCTGATGATGTAAAAGATTTAAGCAGTGCTCCTACTCTTGGACAAACTGCATGGTCTAGACAGATTGCCTATGATGCTGACTGGGTAATGGCTCTTGGTCGTGCAACTAATAGTGATATTATTGAGTGCGTATTTAGAAAAAATAGAAATGGTTTTATGGGAGACTTTTTAGTACAGGTAGATTTCGACAAGGGTTACTATAGATACAAGGATTACGAAGATGCCAAGTAATCTTTATAGTAAGGAACAAATACAAAGAGTTCTTGGTGGCGCTGGCATTGACATAGAGGCAGAGTTTGGTAATGACTTTATTATTTATTGTCCATATCACAATAACACAAGAACCCCTGCTGCAGAAGTTGCAAAGGATAGCGGTTTGTTCTTTTGCTTTGGTTGTCAAACCACAAAAAATCTTGAAGAATTTGTTATGTTTGTGACTGGTAGAACTTATTTTGAAGCAGCACGGTACATAAAAAGTAAGCAAACAGAAACAAACATTGAGAGTGTAATTAACAAAGCAATGTATGCTCCACCAGATTTTGTTCAATATGATGAAGTATTAATTAAAAGATTAAATAATCAAGCCCTAGAATCTCCAAGAGCAATGCGATATTATTCTAGTAGGCTTATAACTGAAGAATCAATAAGAAAATTTGCTTTAGGATATTCAGAAAAGCAAGACATGGTTACTATACCAGTTCATTCTCCAGATGGAATGACTCTTGGCTTTGTTGGCAGATCTATTGAAGGTAAAGAGTTTAAAAACACTCCAGGACTTCCAAAGGGTAAACTATTGTTTAATTTACACAGAATTAAAGCATCTAGTTTAGTATATGTAGTTGAATCATCTTTTGATGCTATAAGGCTAGACCAAGTAGGATTCCCAGCAGTTGCAACGTTGGGTGCTAACGTATCTGCATCGCAGATTAAATTGTTAGAAAAGTACTTCAATAATGTTGTACTTGTTGCAGACAATGACGAGGCTGGCGCAATAATGAGAGATAAGTTAATTGAAAAACTTGGCTCATTAGTCAGCGTAGTAAATATAGATAAAAAATATAAAGATATAGGAGATATGGATGATGATGCAATTAGAAGCCTTGAGTTTCAATTTGACAAATCTATATCATCTATGTTAAACTAAAATAACAAATCGAAGGAGAAAAATATGAGCGTAGTAAAGGGACTCAAAAATATAAATGCCCTGCTCGACAAACCAAAGTATGATGAAAACTCACCAAAGGTAAGATGGCTTAAACTTGCCGATGGTCAATCAGTAAAAATCCGTTTCATTGAAGAGTTAGACGAAGATTCTGCAAACTATAATGCAGAGCGTGGTCTTGCTCTTGTTGTGAAAGAACACACAAATCCAAAAGACTACAAGCGCAAGGCTGTAGATACAATGGAATCAGAAGGTCGTGACTGGGCAGAAGAAATGCACAGAAAAGATCCAAAGGCTGGCTGGAGAGCACGTCTTAGATTCTATTGCAACGTTCTAGTAGACGATGGCATTGAAGCACCTTATGTGGCTATTTGGTCAATGGGTGTTAGCAAGCAATCAGCATTTAATACAATTCGTGAGTATGCCTTAGAAACTGGCAGTATCTCAAACTTAGTTTGGAAAGTAAAGCGTAACGGTCAGGGAACTGAAACAAGTTACACAACTATTCCAAGTGCACCAGACACAGAGCCATTTGACTGGTCAGCACACAAGCCTTATGCACTTGAGTTAGCATTAAAGAAAATTCCTTATGCTGAACAAGAAGCATTTTATTTAGGCTTTGACGGTCCAACAACTTCATCTGCAACCAACGTAGATTGGTAAGATGAATTACGTAGGCTTACATTTACATACACACTACTCGTTATTCGATGGTGTTGCTACTCCAGAAGAATATGTGAACCGTGCAGTTGAGTTGGGGATGCCAGCAATTGCTATCACCGACCACGGTACTTTATCTGGGCATAGGGAACTGCACCGTATTGCAAAAGCAAATAATGTAAAGCCTATCCTTGGTTTAGAAGGATACATGTGTGCAGACATATCTGATAAAAGAGATAAGTCTGAAAGAGAAGGTCAACAAGATCTTGTCTATAATCACATTATCCTTCTAGCCAAGAACCAAAAAGGTTTAGAAAATCTTAACAAGATTAGTGAAATTGCATGGACAGATGGATTTTTTAAGAAACCAAGGTTTGACTTTGCAATACTACAAAAATATAAAGAAGGCATTATTGTAACCTCTGCTTGTCCAAGTAGTGTTTTAGTTAAGGCATTAGAGGAGCAAGAGTTTGCCCTTGCTAAAAAACATATAAAATGGTTTAAGGATAATTTTGGTAGCGATTACTATATTGAGGTAATGCCACATAACACTCCTGAAATAAATAAATATTTGCTTGAACTTGCAGACGAGTTTGACATAAAGGCTGTTGTAACTCCAGATTGTCATCACTCAGATACGTCTCAAAGAGAGATACAGGAATTCAAATTACTTTTAAACACACATGCAAAAATTGATAAAGAAGCATCATACGAAAAATCTAAAAAGAAAAAAGATATGATGGAAAGACTTGATTATCTTTACGGGGCTGATCGTAACATAACATTTAATAAGTTTAATATTCATTTAATGTCTTATAAAGAAATTAAAGCAGACATGCAAAAACAGGGTATTGATAGAGAAGACATATACTCAAACACATTACTCTTAGCAGATACAATAGAAGACTATAACATTCAGGATGGCTTAAACCTTCTTCCAGTTCAATATAAAAATCCAGATCAAGAGTTAGCAAATTTAGCATTTGCAGGACTTGAACAATATCGGCTTACCGACAACTGGCTTGGTAATGATATTTATGAACAAAGGCTTGACGAAGAGTTAGAAATTATTCGTAATAAAAAATTTGCACCATACTTTCTTGTAGTAAGCAATATGATTAATTGGGCTAAGAAAGAAGGAATTCTTGTTGGTCCAGGTCGTGGATCATCTGCTGGTTCTTTAGTTTGTTATTTACTTGGTATTACAACAATTGATCCAATAGAGCACGGCTTGTTGTTTTTCCGTTTTATTAATCCAGAGCGTAATGACTTTCCTGACATTGATACAGATATTCAGGATACACGTCGTGATGAAGTAAAAGATTATTTAGTTAGACAGTATAGACACGTTGCTTCTATTGCAACCTTTTTGGAATTTAAAGATAAGGGTGTTGTAAGAGATGTTGCAAGAGTATTAGATATTCCATTAACAGATGTCAACAAGGTTTTAAAGTTAGTTGATACTTGGGATGAGTTTTGTAGATCAAAAACCACAGAATGGTTTAGAGAGAAATATCCAGAGGTAGAAATTTATGGGGAACAATTACGAGGCCGTATTAGGGGCACTGGCATTCATGCTGCTGGCGTGGTTACTAGTAAGGATCCAATCTTTAGGTTTGCGCCGTTGGAAACTCGCTCTTCTCCTGGATCCGATGATCGCATACCTGTGGTTGGCGTTGACATGGAAGAGGCTGAAAAAATTGGTCTTATTAAAATTGATGCGCTTGGTTTAAAAACATTAAGTGTTATTCAAGATGCAATTGCAATGATAAAAGAAAATCACTATAAAGAAATAGATTTATTATCTTTAGATTTAGCAGATCCAAAAGTATATGAGATGCTTTCAGACGGGTATACAAAAGGCGTATTCCAATGTGAAGCAACACCATACACAAACCTTTTAGTTAAAATGGGTGTAAAAAACTTTAATGAACTTGCAGCATCAAATGCTCTTGTTCGTCCAGGAGCAATGAATACTATTGGTAAAGACTATGTTGCTCGTAAACATGGTAAACAGGCTGTATCATATTTACATCAGATCTTAAAACCTTATACGGAGGACACATATGGTTGCATTCTTTACCAAGAGCAGGTTATGCAAGCATGCGTACACCTTGGACAGATGTCCATGTCTGAAGCAGATAAAGTTAGAAAAATCATTGGAAAAAAGAAAGATGCCAAAGAGTTCGATATTTATAAAGAACGGTTTATTACTGGTGCTTCTACCTATATTGCTCCCAATCAGGCTCGTGATTTATGGCATGACTTTGAAGCGCATGCGGGATACTCGTTCAACAAATCTCATGCGGTTGCTTACTCTACGCTCTCGTATTGGACGGCGTGGCTAAAATATTACTATCCGCTTGAGTTTATGTTCGCCCTTCTCAAAAATGAGAAAGATAAAGATGGGCGTACAGAGTATTTAATTGAAGCAAAGCGCATGGGCATATCAATTAAACTTCCACATATCAATGACTCTGACCTAGATTTTAAAATTGAGGGTAAGGGAATAAGGTTTGGACTAACCAGCATTAAGTATATATCTAACAATATTGCAAACAAATATATGGCAGCAAGACCTTTTAAAACATATAAAGAACTTGAAGAGTTTACCTTTACAAAAGGTAATGGAGTAAATAGTCGTGCTTTAGCAGCAATGCGCTTAGTAGGTGCAGCAACCTTTTCAGATAATCCTAGAAATGATACAGAAATTAAAGAAAACATTTATGAGTATTTAAACCTTCCAGAGTTTAATATTTCAATACCTTCACACTATTATGCATTTATTCAAGAGGTTTGTGACTTTGAAGAAAAAGGTTCTTTTATTTTATTGGGAATGGCTAAAGCAATCAAACGAGGAAAAGGATGGTCAAGAGTTGAAATTTTGGACAAGACTGGGTCTGTTGGCATATTTGATGATGAAGCAACAACTATTGAGACGGGTCGTACTTACTTGGTTCTTGCTAATGACAATAGGATTGTTTCTGCAGTTCCTGTTGATGAAATAAAAGGATCTTCAAATGCGCTTGTAAGATTTTTAAGTTATAAGCAATTACCTTATACAGAGGAAGAAATGTTTGTTGTTTCATTTAAACCAAGAATTACAAAAACTGGTAAAAAAATGGCTTCACTTACTTTAGCAGACACTTCAAGAGACTTGCATTCTGTTACGGTATTTCCAACAGCATTTCCAAAAGCATACATGCATATAGAAGAAGGCAAGGCATATAAGTTTAGTTTCGGTAAAACTAAAGATGGAACAGTTATAATGGAGGATGTAAATGTCAGTTAGTATAGAGGACGTATTGTCACAGTTAGACCCAAGAATACGTAAGCGTTTAGGTACAGGAGAAGGTATTACATTTGAGTACCAACCAACTCCAAGTTTTGGATTAAATCGTGCACTGGGTGGAGGACTACCCTATGGAAGACAAGTGTTAATCTGGGGAAGCAAGTCTTCAGCAAAATCATCTATGTGTTTACAAATGATTGCTTTAGCACAAAAAGAGGGCAAGGTTTGTGCATGGATTGATTCTGAGATGTCTTATTCTGAGGATTGGGCACGGCAGTTAGGAGTAGATCCAACTAAATTAATCTACTCACAAGCAAGAACTATCAGCGATATGGTAGATGTTGGTGTTGGCCTTATGAATGCTGGAGTTGATTT